CCGTCATCGTTGACGACGTACTGGCCGCGCTCGTCTTCGTAGACCGGCTGACGCGAGCCGTCCACCAGGGTTATTTGGGCTTCTGTGCCTCCTCGGCCCTTTCTAGCCACTCCCCCAGATTGAAATCTTTCACATATATCTTAACCTGTGGCCCTAGGAATCCAAGCATCGGCTCAGGATTCCACTCGCCAGCCACTCTTGCTCGGTCATCGCCATCGCCTCATTGTCGCTGGCCCCGACCGATTTTGCAGCAGGGAACCGAACGCCAGGTACGCGCTGCCGTCGCTGCGGGCCACAAGCGGCGGCATGTACGGTTCGCCTTCCTTGCGGAACAGCTTGCCCAGGCGCGCCTCCATCGCGGCCAGGTCGAGCTTGCTGGTGCCGCTGGCGTCGATTCCGTCGAGTCGCTTGCCGATGGCGTCGGCGTCGAGCTTGAAGCAAGATGACATTGTGTCAGCTTGCTTTCGGCGTGGTTCTGGCTCTGGCTGTGCATTGAGCACCTGCTCGACGAACTCGCCGCGTAATTTGCGATGTTTGAGCAACAGATCGGCGATCAGCTTGATCTTGCTCCAGTGCAATTCGACCAGCACGCGGGCCGTGCGCTTGTGGCGCTGGAGCGAGCGGAAGTTACAGAGCTTCAGTGCTGCGGCGCGGTCTTCGGGACCATGCCAGCCGATCGGCTGGCCGAGTAGCTTGGCGACGGCTGCGGTGGCCGCGTAGTACATCGGCACGGCGATGGACGGATTGTCCAGGCCGCGCCAGTCCTTCAGCGTCACGCGCCCGCCCGTCTTTGCGTTCGGCACGATCGACACGGAGTCGATCCGTAGCCCGGCTGCCCAGCAGGAGACCGCGTGGCCGGCTTCATGGTAGGCGATCTCACGATTAAAGTCCGGCCGGGTCTGGCTCTTCGTCATCATCATCCTCTCCTTTCTCTTCGCTCTTGGCGGTTGGATCGTCGGTCGGCAAGTCCCAGATTAGGCCGGGGTATTCTTCCTTCGCGATCCGCTCGGTGTCCGCCAACTTCTTACGCGCCCAGGCGAGCAAAACCGGATTGTCCAGCGTCCTTAGCGCCGAGCGGAGCGCGAGTTGAAGGCGGCGCAGCATTTTTGAGGCGTGCGACGCGCCGGCGAAGTCGGGGTCGATGCGATACAAGTCTTCGAGAGAAATCATCGTCGTGGTCCTTTCAAAAGGGTTAACCTACTCTTTCGGTTGTGTGCCTTCGGGAAGGCACTGATATTCCATCGCACCTGGCGCGCCGGCTTGCAATTCCAGGTCCGCGATCGCCTGGAGCACCTGCGTCCGCGTGCCGATCGCGTCCTTGATGCGCCGCCAGGGCGCGATGTTGTAGCCGTTGTGCCGTGGTCGCACCCAGCCGACGAACTTGTCGGTCGTCATCGAAGTTGTTCCTCGGTGAGCGGCGGCATCGCGTATTCCTTCGGGTCGGCGATGTCGAACTTGTCCGGCGGCGTTGCAGCGGTCGGCACTTCGCCATCGCGCAGCGTAACGTACTCGCTTTGCGGGTCGCGCTGTACGCTGGTGCCGGGCGGAATCGATGACCAGGACTTCGTGCCTTTCGGTCGATGCCAGGTCACGCGCGGCTTGCGTGGTTGCCAGTTCTCGAAGTCCGGCAGCGCGCCGGCCCGCGTCGAGAGTGGCGGCAGGCGCTTTGCTTCGGTCGTCGCGGCGGCGATGTGCGTCTTCATCGCGTCGCGGAGCTTCGCGAGCAGATATTCGGCTTCGCAGCCAGCATCGACTTGCGCCCGCAGACCGGGAATCTCGCGAGCGATCGCGAGCACAGCGGCGCGGCCTTCGCCAGCGGCTTGCGTGTGCCGTATGTTCACGTCGGCGTCGCTCGACCAGAACTGCAAGGCGGCGTCGCACGCTTCTTGCAGCGTGGCGATGTGCGGATCGGGAAACCGGCCGAGTTGTTGCATCAGTTTCGTGCGCTCGGCGTGGAGCGCGTGAAGGCGCGGCTCGACCAGATACGTTGGCCAGGTAGCCACCGGCAGAATCTCCGGGTGCGCTGCGTCGAAGCCGCGGAGCGCGGCTTGCGCTGCGGCGCGCTTCGTGTCGATGATCTCTGTCTTCTGTTCGACGAAATCCTTCGCGATCTGCGTCTCGCGCGCCGCGATTTGCTCCTCCGTCATCTCCGGCGCAATTTCATTCCACTTTTTCGGCGGCTTCGTTTTCTTGAGAGCGATGCCGTTGAAAAGTTCAACTGTTTCGGTCATTGGAATCTCCGGTGTTTGGGGAAATTGGTGACACGCTGTCACCAATTTTTAATTCAAAATCACAATCGACGAAACGGTGCGCGACACGTCTGCCAGAGTTACGATCTTGTTCAGCCACGGCTGGCCATCGCTCCGCAGGATGACGCGAAACACGGCCAGATTTTTCTGCCACATCGAGAGCGATGCTTCGCGCGAAACATCGATCTGGACTTCGCCACGGTCGCCGATGACATACAGCGCCGGGTCGAGCAGAATTAAGTCACCTTTGGTGCCCAGCGCTGGAGTTTTTTCGGTTGGATAGACCGGCAGCGACAACAGCGAGCCGATCGGCTTGCCCGTGCGCTGCGCCAGGTTTTCGATGCCGTCATTTGGAACGAACGAGCTTCGGCCGCTTGCGTCCGCAAGCTGCGTCAACTGATTGACCGCATCGACGGCGACGATCCACGCGGCGCGCGTGAACGACGACGGAATCAGCTTGCCGATCATTGCCGACACGTCGGCCTGCTGGATCTTGTTCGCGGTGCCGCGAGTCACGCTGATGGCGCAGGCGGCGTTCAAAACGCCCATCGGCTTGCCGACCCCGTTGCCGTTCAGGAAGAAGTAGTCTTCCACCCACGCCGCGCAGTTTGCGAAGATGCGGCGCAGGAAGCCTTCGAGCGGTGCGCCACCGTCGTCGAGTAGCGGGTTCGAAATTGTTATGTAGCCGCTCAACTCGTTCGCGCGTAGCTCGACCATGTTGAAAGTCGGTTCGGTTTCGACGAGCGTCGCTGCTTCGACGTTGTACCCGAACGTCATCCCGCCGAACCAGGGCGGGATACCGGCCGCGCTGGGAACCGTGGTCGCTGCCGGCAACGGCAACAACATCGTCGCGGCCGTCATCGGTTGGATGTATGCGCCCGCGTTGCGAAAGATGCTCTGCTCGGCGATGTCCCGGAAGATGCCGGTCGAAAATTCCGGCGGCACCGTGTAGCCGCCCGTGGTGCCGCTCGTGCCAGCCAGCGCGGCTTTCTCGATGCCGTAAATGTGCTTCAGGTCGCGGCGCTGCGCGTCTTTCATTTCGCCATCGTGCGACAATTCAATGGTCGCGACTCGTTTCAGGAAGTCGCCGAAGGATTTGCTTACCATGTCTCTATCTCCGTTGTGGTGGAAAACCTAGTAAATCACGCACTGAAGATTCCATGCCGGGGGCGCGCTCCCATTGCTCATCGTTCGCGAAGGCGCGCATCTCGGCGCTGCCGACTTCCTGCCACGCCTCGACGGGTTCGTCAGGCGCGGGGGTCGGTGGATTCCAGAGCACGCCGCCGACGTTGAGCCAGTCCTTCAGGGACCGGCGCGGCGAAAGTTTCTTCAGGCCATACGCGGCCAACGCCAGGGCGACCGCCGAGTCACAATGCGAACCGCTCGCCGTGCGCTGCGCTTGCAGTTTCCAACCCGCCGGCGATGCAGCGATGCGCAGTGCCTTCAAGTCGTTCACCAGCGCCGAGCACGGATACAACTCGACATTTCCTTCGCGGAACGGTTCGAGCAGCGCGTCGGCCAGTTCCATCAAGCGCGCGCCGCTGAACGGCACGCCTTCCACGGTCGCGCCCTTCTTCTTCATCCGCTGCATCATCAACTCGCCCTGGTAGGGGTCGAACAGGAACACCGGCTTGAACGTGCGATAAATCGCGGTCAACTCGTCTTCGACTTTTGTCAAGTCAATGCGTCCGCCGCGCGGGGGTTGCGTGATCTTGACTTGGCAGACGCGCAGCCGAAGTGTCTTGCGGTGTTTGCCAAGCAAAACCGCAGCGCAAAAGTCCCGCGCGACAGCCAGGTCCACGCCCACGGCGTAATCGAAAGATTGCTCGCGTTGCAAGGTCGGGCCGTCGAGCATCACGGCGGCGTCTACGTCCGAAGCAGCCAGGGCATCGCCGGCGCTGTCGCTCCACCGGTTCAGCCAAAGCCGCCCGTATGCAATCGGCGGAAGCAGCCGCTCTTGCTCGGCCAACTGCGCCGGCGAAATCCACGATGCGACCGGGCCGGGCAGCGCGTGGAAATACCAGCTTCGATCGGCGCGGACCAGTTCGCGGAGTCGCCAACACCAGCTTTGCTTGAAGCCGGCGTTTCCGCACGCCAGGAGAATGCAGTTGCTCCGTTTCGCGCTCGCCGACAGCAAGCTAACCCACAGCGCTTCGCCGCGCTCGCCGGGCCAAATCGTAACTTCATCGGCGGCGACGAAGTCAACCAGGTGCCCGAAAGACGAAGCCACGTCGCTCGAAATGATCTGTAACTCGCTGCCCGTGCGGCGCTGGACGACGCTGCCGCTCTGGATGTCGATGATCTCGCCGAAGTTGTTCAGGCGCGACAGCGTGGCGATGCTGTCGAGCAACAGTCGGCCCTGGTCGCGGTCGGCAGCGGCAGCGATGCCGCGAATTGGCCGCGTCGAGAACATCAGCGGCCACAAGATCTGGATCGCCAGGTCGCCGGTCTTACTATGACCACGCGGACGCTCTTGCCAACTGCGCCGGATCGGTGCCGGCTTCGTCGATTTGCCCGCGACAACCATCCATGCGGGATCAAGCGCGCGGAAGTCGTCGTCCTGCCAAGCGTCCGGCTTGAACGGGACAGCGCTGCCGTCCGCGTCGATCAGCAGCGCTGAGCGAAAGGCGGCAGGCGAAGCAGAGAGTTTTGCGAAATTCTTCATTACAAAATCAGCGCATTAGGGTTTGCGGGCACGGCGACGATGCTTACTTCGAGCAATTCCCACGAGTGAAACCGGAAGCCTGCCTTGCCCGTATCGCTCATAATTTGCTCCGGTTCATCGGTCGGGTCGAAACCGATCGAGATGCCCTTCAGCGCGCCCTGTTCGATCAGCCGCAGCGCCCTATCGGCATCGGGTACGTCTTCGGCAAGTTCGATCGTGGCGACGATGCGGCCCTTCGCGATCTTAAGCTCGGTGCAACGGCCGATCATCTTGTCGTGGTCATGGTTCAAGAGCACAATCGGGTTGCGCATGTAGTTGCTGGCGTCACACCCTTCGGCCAGCACCTGGTCGCCGACGCGGTCGGTGTCGCTGGTCGAGATGATGCAGCGGATGACGCGGCTGCTTTGCTCGACCGCGTACGTCGTGGGCAGCGTCATTTCTTTTGTGATCGTCGCGCCGTTGAGCGCCTTCCTTGGCAGCGTCGGCTTACGCGGCGGGATTTTGTAGACTTTGCGCGCCCGTGCTTTCGCCCGGAAGCGTTCGGTGAGCTTCTGCGCATCGCTCAAGAATTTCCGCCAAGCCCGGTGCTCGCGAGAATCGCGCTCGCGAGCTTCCATCGCGTCGAGCCGGCGCTCGATCGTCAGTAAATCGACGGCAGAAAGTTCATCGGACATGGTTCGCCTCCTGGCCGGCGCGGAAAGCGCTAGCCGCGTGTCGGGTTGCGATCTCGGTTAATTTCGCCGGCGCGAAAACGTCTCGCAGACGCTTGCTAAGATTCTCGGCAACTTCGTCCTGTTCCACACCGGCCGCAATGTCGTCGCGCCGTTTCGCCAGGGCCGCAGAAATTCCACGTTCCGCACGCAACACCATGTCGGCGCTCAGCGTAATCGCCATCAAGTTGACTTGCTCGATTTGCTCGGCGTTCAGGACGCCGACGTTGCCGCCGCTTCGAAAGACGGCGGCGATCAGCGGCAAGGCGCTGTCGCTCAATGGCCCGATCCAGTGCGCCAACACGATTCGCTGGGCGCGCGGGTTGTACCGCCACAGGCAGACCGCATTCGAGTGCATCTGGACGGCGTGGTTGCCGAGCAGAAGCGCGATGCGCGTTGCGTGCGGAACAAGCGTCGGTTGCGTGGTAGCGGTCGTCATGGTTACCCCAGCTTTCGGATTTCGTCGGCGATCGCTTCGGCGATGATCGCCGTCACCTGGTCCACGTCTTCGTCCGTCGCGTACATGTACATGTGGCCGCGATTCTGCAACGACTCGGCGTACTTGATCGCGCCCGATCGGGGATCGACCAGAACCCTTACGCCGCCGACCCGCCGCTCTAACATGATCGCCCGCGCCAGCGCGCCGCTGACTTCGCGCGGCGCAGCGCCTGGCGTTGCTCTGCGAACCGCCACAAGCCGACCAGACTGTTCGCGGCGCACCGGCGTCGGCCTGCCGAGCCGGCGCTTGACTTGCTCGACCAGGTACGTGCCGGCTTCCCATTCGCCGCGCGAAATGCCGCGCCCGATGGCTGCGGCGATGAGTTGCATAATTTTTTCATCAACCACGTCGTTCCCTTCAGCGGTTGTCCGCAATTCGCACGATGATTTTGCGTCCGTGGAACGTGGTCCCTGAAAGCTGGAGAATCTGCTCGACGCGCTCCGATGCAACATCAGCGAACGCATAGCCCCTGGATGCGCCTGTCTTCGCGTCCGTGACGAGCCGGACAGCAAGAACCCCACCTTCATCACCGGCCAGCCAGGTGAGCACGTCGTTGGCCGTGCTGGCGAAATTCAGCCCGCCGACCCACAGCGTCTTTCTGCGCCCCGTGCTTGGCCGCGTCGGCGGTCGATTGTCGCGCTCGTGCATATCTGGCGGTCGTTCGTCGGGTTGGCGCACGTCGCGCGGCTTCCACGGCTTGTGCCCTTCACGCGCTAGCCGCCACGCCATCGGGTACAAGTTGGCATGGTCGCCGTCGCGCAGAACACAGCGATCGCCCTTGAAGCGCTCCAGCGCCGCCCAAGCCGCGTCTTCGGTGTCTGCTTCGACCACGGCCTGCCAACGTTGATTCGAGACGCGCACCCACGGATGCCGGCCCTGTTGGACCTTCGGCAGATCCAATGGTTCTGTCTGCGGCGCTCTTACCCAGCCGATCCACTTCATCGTCGCTCCAAAAATTCCGCCCCGGTCAGGCCGACGCTTGTGGACGTGGCCCGCATCTGACGACCGCCAGATCCGCCCGGCAGCGGCACGGGGCGAAGGTCAAATGGCCCGGTGCTCGGAAACACCGGGCCGCGTCTCGACAACAAGCCGAGACGCCGTTCTGGATGCTCGAAAAGGCCGGCGGCGGGCCAGCCGCACGTCGCCGGCCAGCGGACGACCACGAGCCGCCCGCAATTGCTCCGCCCCGATTCTGCGGCCGGGCGATGAAACCGACCAGCAGACGCCGCCGTGCCAGCAGCGCCGGGAGGAAATGCCGGATCGGGGCGAGTTTCTTCATGGCTCCGCCCGCAGGTCGCGCCGCTGATACCGATACGGGGGGCTGGCCGGCGGCGCTGGCGGCGGGCCGGTGCCCTTCCGGCGGACGACGCCCGCCACGGCCAGCGCGATCTTCTCAGCCATCCGCTTGTCATCGCTGCCACCCGCGGCGACCCAGCTTTCCCCGCGCCGGACCCAGACGCACCAGATCGGGGCGGGCGTCACCAAGCCGCCGAAGTAACCGTTCAGATTTCGCAACGGTCGGCCCATGTCATTCCCCCACGGACGGCATCTCAAAGTCGTTTTCGCCGCCAAGTTCCTTGCCCAGCAAAGCCCCTGGCGTGCCCGTAGCCGCGTCGGCATCGCCAAGATGGCTCGTGGGTCGTCCATCGCCTTCCACGTCGCCCGTGGCCTGCTCCTGGTGCTCGTCCTGGTGTTCGGCGTCCGGCTCCTGGTCCTCGATCTCCAGCGGCGGCGTCTTGGCCATGTCCGCGAAGAACCGGTCGGCCGCGCTCATCGGCTTGGCGTCGATGCCCAGCGCCGCCAGCGCCTTGTCGGCGGCTTCCCTGTACCGGACGGCCCTGTCGGAGTAGGCGAGCCATTGTTCATGGGTCAACGTCCCGGTGCCAGGCTCCCCGGCCTTCGCCAGGATGCGCTCGACCCTGGTGGCTTGCCGGACGGCGGCGCACAGGGTCGCGATCCGGCTGGCAGCGGCGACGCCGATCTCGCCGTGCTTCTCCAGCAGTTCCTGCTCGACGAGCCGCCGGACCAGCAGCACCTGGCGGCGCAAGTAGGTGTTCGGCTTCGACAAGCCGCACAACGGAAGCCGGACCAGCTTGGCCGGTTTCGATGCTCCACTTGCTGTCAATGTCGCCGTCGTCACGCTTGACTCCTGGTGTCGCGGGTGTCACTTCTCGTCCAGATCGCTACAAATTAGCCGATTTTCGTCATCCAGAGCAGCGGTTGTCCAGACCGATGCTCGACCGTGCCGATCTTCACAATGGGATCAGCGAGCCGGACCTTAATTCCCGTAAGCCAGCGGAAGCAGCGCTTCGGCCCTGGCGTCTGCTTCCGCTGCGGCCTTCGCATCACCGGCCTTGTCTGCCGCCTTCGCGGCTTCCATCGCCTTGTACATGTCTCGACGCGCTTGCATCTGAGCGAGCGACTTCTCCCGACCGTTGTCCTGCTTCTTCACCGGGAACTCGTAGTTCCCGGCCAACGCAGTACGCACGAAACCCGGCGGATTTCGAATCCCTTCGCGGCGCTCGACGGCTTCGAGTGCAGCCGAGATGCGGCTCCCTGGATGCTGTTGGACGATGGACTCGGCAACGGCTCCATCCATGCCGATGCCTTTAAGCCTGTTTTTAAGAACGGCAGCAGCAGCATCGGCAGCGCCTGCTGCTGCTGTTTGATTTGGTTTCTTCCCTTGTATTTCTTCCCCCTGCACCGGTGCCGGGGCAGGGGTAGCACAGCTATGCCACCCCTCAACCCGCACGGGAGCAGGGGCAGGGGTAGCACGGGAACGCTGCCCCTGAGCCTGAATCGCTGCCATGTCCGGCAAGAAATAAGTCGTGGACTTGCGGCCACCGCCGCGCTCCTCCACGACCACCAGGCCGACTGCTTCCAGTTTCTGGATGGCGCGTCTCACCGTGTCGATCGATACCCTGGCGCTGTCGGCAATGGTCTGCTGGCGCGGAAAGCAGCGCGGCTTCTTCCAGCACTTCCGGGCCAACGCGACGTACACGCGAAAGGCGCTGTTGTCCGTCTGGATCATGTCGATGGCCTTATT